AGCGATGATGGGTTATGGCTACGGCAGCGGCGATCAGCGGGTCAACGCTGTTGTTGATATGATTAACGGCGGCGGTCAGGGCCGTGCTGGGCAGCAATTCGAGGGCGGTGGCCTTCTGAGTATGCTCAGCAATGCCTTTGCGCAGCCATATGGCGCTGAAGCGCGCGGTGCGCAGGCCCCTGCTAGTTCGATGGCACCAATGGCCCGCCCAGCCAGCTTTGCGACGGCCATGCCGATCCAGTCAACGATGCCAGCGCAGGCTCCGATGCCTGTGCAGACGTCGTACCTTGATTCGCAGTTTGAGGCCGCGTTGCGCCGCATGCAGGAGCAGGGCATTCAACCGGCTTATAACCCGATGCCGATGTATGGGCCTCGGTAGATGGCTGGTTTACTTGATGAAATATCTGCGTATTTTTCGCCCGATGCGGTTCAAGCCCGCAGGGCTGCAATCAACGCGCGTTTAGCAGGTGGCCCAAACCCAGGTTATGCTCAAAATTATCAAGACAGTTTTTTGGCGCAAAACAGAAATCAAGAGCCATTAAGCGTTTCTACTATGCGTGGCGCGCAAGAATTTTTGCCTGGTGTGGGTGACGTTTTAGCATTGGGTGAGGCTGGCGACGCATATTCTCGCGGGGATTACACAGCCGCTGGCTTGCTCGGTGCGGCTGGCCTGATAGGCCTCGTGCCTGGCGCTGGAGATGCTATTGCTAGGCCGATTGCTGCCGCCGGTCGAGGCGCAGCAGACTTAGCGGGACGTATTGAGATCGACCCGAATACATTCGGCACGATGGGTGGAAATATTCGTATCCGGCCATCTCAAAATATTCCACGCCAAGTTACTGAAAACAATGTTCTTTCCGCCGTAGATCGGCTGTCGGCTGAAGAACTAGCTGCGGCTCAGCCGTTTACGCGCACATCTGGCTTTGCTGCGCCGCGAGTAGGCGGTGGGCGGTCCAGAGATCCAGCTTTGTTTTCTGATTTTTCTAGCAAGAAGCAAACTGGTGTGCCTCCGAGCGAGTGGACTGTTTCTGGCCGTTCTCTGCCGACTTCAGTTCAGCCGCCGCGCAATATGACCGCTGAGCAATTCCAGCGTGAGGGTTTTACTGACTTAACTGGATTTGTCGCTGACTCGACACTTGGCAACGCAATCATTGATGAGATTAACGGCTTGCGGCTCCCAAGCCCCGTAATGCAGCAGGCGGGTCATGCGTTTGGCGATAATATCAACGATTTGGGATTTATGTCTGAGGCGGGCGCGCTGACGAGTAAAGCAAATGCATGGGGCAGAATGATGGACGATGGCGGCAGAGTCGCCGTCACTCCCATGACAATGGGAACATCGGGCGGAGATTTCAGCCAGCACCAAGCCATGAACCTTGTGCAAGCAATACGCGCAGCGGAATCTCAGATTGACCCAAATTTTGTACCTTTAATCGGGGCCGCAAAGAACAATAATAGATTGCTGCCGGAGGGGATGGGCTTGCTTAGCCCAGAACTTCCAGAATACTTGACGTCTTTAAAAGGCGGCCAGCGCGCAGCATTTGTAAAGGCGCTTGATACATCACCAGCCTTAGCGGCGGGCGTGCCGAGCGTTGGCGCGGTGCGATGGGCGACGATGGACCCAAATTTAATCAACCAACCCACCCTGAGCAGTGGTTACAGGGTATTTGAGCCTGACTTGGCCGACCGTGAATTGCGCGACTTCTTTGTCTATCCAGAAAATCATGGCTCATATGATGCCGCGATCCAGCGTGTCGGGGAGAACATGACTATGGGTGCGCCAAGGCCGTGGACTATTCAGTTCCCAGATGAGGCTTATGGAAAGATTATGGATTCTACACCGAGCGGGGCAAATATGCCGATGGTGAACGCCATGCCAAAGGATTTGAAGAGCTTCCAGATGAACCCAAACTTGTCTCAAACAATTGACGATCAATGGGTTGAGACGAACATGATGTATGACGAAATTCTGCGACAAAGGGGTCGCGAGCAAGCCGACCTGTATGCAATTGACGCAATGATGAATCGCGCCACGTTGGCTGGGAGATGAAATGATGCCCCTTAAAAAAGGTTCGTCAAAGAAGGTCATCTCTGCTAATATCCGGCAGGAAATGAAGGCCGGAAAGCCGCAAAAGCAGGCCATTGCTATCGCATTGAGCAAGGCCAAGAAGGGTAAGAAGAAATGAAGCCACCTAAGTTCAAGTTCTGCGTTGGCTGTCCGACACCACGTCGTTGCGCGGCTGCTGGCCGCTGCATGAAGGGCAAGAAATGAGCATCACGACTTACACCGAGCTGAAGGCTGCGCTGGCTGACTGGCTGCTGCGGGATGACCTGACGGCGGTGCTGCCGACGTTTATCAGCTTGGCGGAGGCTGACATCAATCGGCGTGTGCGCCACTGGCGCATGGAGAAACGAGCGGACACTGAGCTTGATAGCCAGTATTCTGCGCTGCCATTTGATTTTATTTCTCCGATCCGCATGAGCATCACGGGCAACCGATTTGCTGAGCTTGAGGCAGTTGGGCAGGCTGAAATGCTGGCGCTGCGCGGCGGCAGCAACAATGGGTCAGGCTCGCCGCAGTATTATTCGATCACGTCCGGCGAGATCGAGGTTTATCCCAGCCCCGCTGGCACGTTTACGCTTGAGATGGCGTATTATGGCCGGATTGATGCTTTGGGCGACGCAAACGCGGATAACTGGATGCTGACGTATAGCCCAGACGTTTACCTGTACGGGGCTTTGCTTCAAGCTGCGCCATATTTGAAGGATGACGAGCGCATTGGCGTTTGGAAGGGGCTTTACGAGGAAGCCATCGCTGGGCTGGTTCTTGAGACCGATAAAGCTAAATTTGGAGGCTCTGGCCTTCGTTTGAAAATAAGGAGCTACTGATGAGCTTTTCAAACACATACGAAACCAATGTCCTGAAGTGGGCATTTAATGCAGACGCAGTTACCCGTCCGACGTCGTGGTATCTTGGTTTGTTTACATCCAACCCAGGCGAGACCGGCGGCACGGAGATCAGCGGCAACGGATACGCCCGCAAGGCTGTGACGTTTACTGTGTCTGGCGATACGGCCACAAACGGCGGCGCGGTTGAGTTTGACGCGGCGACGGGATCTTGGGGGACTATCAGCCATGTTGCAATTTTTGACGCTGCATCTGGCGGCGCTCAAATTGCATATGCGGCGTTGACGGTTCCCAAGGCCATTGATACGGGCGACATCCTGCGGTTCCCCGCTGGTGACGTTGACGTAACGCTTGATTAAGGACTTTTGAATGGTAACTCTCGTAAACAGAGCCAAAGTCGCCACCGCCACCACTGGCACAGGCACATTAACTCTTGGTTCTGCCGAGAGTGGCTATCAGACCTTTGCTGACGCTGGTGTAGTAAACTCTGATGTGGTGCGCTATGTCATTGAGGATGGTACGGCATGGGAGATCGGCACAGGGACCTATTCCACTGGAACCCTTACGCGGGTGCTGGGTGAAAGTTCTACGGGGTCTCTGCTTAACCTGACGGGCAGTGCGGTGGTGTTCGTTTCTGCTGTAGCTGACGACTTCACCCAAAGCATTGACGGTGGTTCTGCAAGTACGGTCTACATCGCGGCACAATCTATTGACGGGGGAACAGCATAATGGCTGACCAAATCCAACTTCGCCGTGACACGGCTGCTAACTGGACAAGTTCTAATCCTATTCTTGCCTCCGGCGAGTTCGGCCTTGAGACTGACACCGACCAGTTTAAGGTTGGAGACGGTACGACCGCTTGGACGTCTTTGGGGTACGGTGGTATCCAAGGACCGCAGGGTATTCAGGGCATTCAGGGTATTCAGGGTGAGACTGGGCCCCAAGGCCCGCAAGGTGATCAAGGCATTCAGGGCATTCAGGGTATCCAAGGTGAGACTGGTCCCCAAGGTCCACAAGGTGAACCCGGAGAAGTCACTGCCGATGGCACATTCACTCTGACCAACAAAACACTGGTTGACCCGATCATCACGGGAACTGTGGTTGAGGACGTATTCGCTTTGACAGGCACAACGCCTGCTCTTGATCCCTCCAACGGCTCTATCCAGACATGGACCTTGACTGGTGCATCTACACCTACAGACAGCCTTTCTGCGGGTGAGGCCATTACGCTTATCATTGACGATGGCACGGCATACGAAATCACATGGCCTACACCGACATGGGTAAACAACGCTGGTGCGGCACCTACACTGGCCACTGATGTTCCTACGGTCATTGCGCTGTGGAAGGTCGGCACGACGCTCTATGGCGCACTTGTAGGGGATGGTTCGTAATGCTGTGGTCTAAGATTATCGGGGCTGGTGGGGCGGGAGGTGGGGGGTCCATATCACTAGTTGGTCACTCAACGTCTTCAGCAGTGGGACAAACTCCACTATCTGTAGATTTAACATCTCTGACTGGCGGGCTATCGAGCGCCCCTGAACCCGGTGATTTGGTTTTGATTTTTATCAGTGGAACAGGTTTTAAAATTAATAATTGGAATATAGGCGGCATTACAACTACGGGTTACGTTACCCCAGTAGATAGGTTTGCTCGTGCTGCGGCAGTGGGATACCGTTCTATTGTTACTGTTGGTTACAAGATTATGGGCATAACGCCTGATTCCGTAGTTAATTGTTCGACAGCAAGTACTGGCACTGCATCGCAAATAGCACATGTGCGAGTTTACCGTGGCGTTGACGCTATTACTCCCATAGACACAACCCCATCAACAACATCGGGGGAGAACACCGTAGTTGACCCGCCGCCAATAACCCCTATATCAAGCGTTTATTTGACTGTTTCCGGCGGCAACTTGAGCGGAGAGGGATTCCGAAGCGGGTCTTATTCTTCTAATGATTTAGACAACGTAATTTCTACCGCTGCTGGAAATGCAGGGTCTACGTTTATATCGCTTTCAGCTTGGGGTGACAGTTTATCAACCGTTGATCCTGTCGCGTTTGTTGGTAGTGGCATATCAACATACAACAATACGGTTTATACTGCCGCCACAATAGTTTTAAGACCTGCATAAAGGACAATCCAAATGCCACACCTGAAGATCACAAACGGCCAGCCTGAGATTTACTCAATCGGGCAGCTTAAGAAGGACAACCCGAACACGTCTTTCCCAAAAGTGCCAAGTGATGCGCTTCTGGCAGACTGGGGCGTCTATCCCTACACGGTGGATGACCAGCCTGCGGTTGACTACATGACCCAGACGCTAAAGCCGACGGCGCTCACCGAGGTCGATGGCGCATGGACCCAAGGGTGGGAGGTCAGCAACATGTCCGTCGATGACGCAGGGCGCAACATCAGATCGCACCGTGACAACCTACTGCAACAGACCGACTGGATGGCCCTGAGTGACGTTACAATGTCTCCAGCTTGGGCATCGTATCGTCAAGCGCTTCGTGATATAACCGCACAAGAAGGCTACCCCTACGCGGTCATCTGGCCCACCAAACCGGAGTAAACCATGCTAGGATTTTCCCCTCTCGCCTCTGCTCCGTTAGGTGATGATGGGGTTGTATCTGCCGATGCGGCTATTCTTGCATCGGCATCAACGTCGGCGACGTGCGTTGTTAATGTATCTGGCGCAAGAGTTGCTCAGGGTGCGGCAGTATCCACCT